GGTAATGCGGTTTCTTCGTCTGGCCAAATAATAGATTCATAAAGATCTTGGAACTGTACGTAACAAGAATCTGTATCAATATAAATTACTGCAGGCTTTTCAATCTTACCCTTTACTTTAATGTTAAATTTATCATGTACTGCTTTGTCTTTATGCCAAAACTCATTCACATACTTATTAAGTATTGTCTCAGAATATAGAATAGCGTTCTTACCTTGTTTCGTAATAGACTCTGCAATATCAATATTGAAGAAGTGAAACCATTTGTTACCGAAGGCACCATAGATAGAGTTAAGAGTTAATTTAACTGCTTGTTCATAAGCGGTAAATTTAGCAGATAGCTGCTTGTAATGTTTTACAAGCAGCTCTGCCTCTTCTTTACTAAGTTGATCGATTGGTTTTTCAGTAAGTGACTCTACATTCATTTATTAAGCAGTTTGACAAGTTGAAACTGTTAATAGTGTTTGAGATTCAGTGGATTGGAATACAATCTTTCCATCTGAAATATGTACTTTTTGTTCTTCTCTATCTAAAAGGTTTAAATACTTCTTGTAGACAGTTACTTCTCCTTTACCATTTGATTCTGGATTAATAGTTGCGTTAAATGATTTACCACTAACACTAACTCCAGTTCCATTAGCTTTTACGCTGAATGTTTCTTCTTTATCAAGTCCGAATAAGTTCTTTACTTTACCGATGGTATGTGTGTCCATGTTAAAGCTAAACTTCGTATCGTCGATAGCAAAGATAACTGCTTGTTGTTCTGGTGTTAAATCCTTAAACCCTAATGAAGGCTCTGAACAAGATAATTTAATTTCTAGTTCGTCATTAAACATTCTCAATGAAGATGCGATTAGTTCGCCTTCTTGTTCAATGAATTCTAATTCACCTTTAATAGCGTCAGCATCGAAATGCTTAATAGCTTCAATTACCTTTGCTCCTTCAAAGAAGGCAACCTTCATTTCTAGGTCGGTATCAGGCCATTCGCTGATTTGAAAAATCTTATCACATTCAACGGCGTGTGATTTTACAGCATCTCTTTGTGGGAGATATACTGCGGAAGTTATTTGTCCATCTTTAATTTTCATGTAGACAAATGAGTCAATTAGTTTAACTCGGTTAATAAAACCGGTTAAAGCGTGTTGGTCAATTCGATCAATTTGTAGTTTCATCTAAATATATTTTTGTTTGATAGTTATACTAGCCAAGTGCTAGTTTGTTTCATTAAAAAAGCCCAGGATCCTAGAAACCTGGGCTTTAAACCAAATTAGATTTAGCTTAGAATTTTAAGCCGAATCCAATTTGAAGGTTAGTTGTTTCAGCTCCTAAATCGTAAACGATTTTTGGGTCTACAAACATAGATCCTTTGTGGAACTCAAACATTTTCCCAACACCTACTGATGCTTGATCGAAATCAAAATCGTTAAGTGCTAAGTAGCCGAAGAATCCTTTATGGAAATATCTTCCTTCTAGTCCTAAGACCATGTCTGCAGTTGAATCAGCTTGTGAGATATTCATCCCAACCATATACTTGTCAGAAAATGCATAGCCAAGTGTTGGTTGAATTGATAATTCCGTCCAAGCTGTGTTAGTAATATCGCCAGTACCTACGTACCAGTCACCTTTTGTGTTTTGCGCAATCGCGCTAGTAATTGTTAGCACTACAAGTGCTATTGATAAAATAATATTTTTCATAATAAATTAATTTGGTTTGTAAAAAACTTCTATTCAGTCTGCTCTTTGCAGATATCTAGGATTAGATATAGAAGTAACTGCCACTTTTTTGTTTTGGGCAGTATGGGTTAGTATTTTTGTTAACAATGTATTGTTCATTTCTGTGTTAATGTAACAGTTTATACAGGGCTATTATGTTTTGTTCCAATTCTAAGTGAGAAACTTGTAAAAAAGTTGAGGCCAGGAAGTAGCGAACCCCTGGCCTCGTTCCGAAAACTAGTCTCGGTCCTAAGAGTGTCATTCAAGACACACCTTTATTTTATCCGTCGCAGCTTAAGCAATCTGGATCCATTGCAGCCTGTGCAATATCGCCTCTTAATACTGATTCAGTTCTCATATAATATAAAGTCTTTACTCCTTCTTTATATGCTTCTAAATGAACTTTATTAATAAACTTAGAATCTGCTTCGTTAGGGAATGCTAGATTTAAACTTACAGCCTGGTCAACATATTGTTGTCTAATACCTGCTTGTTTTACTAATTCTAATTGGTTTATTTCTTTAAATGTTTTAAATATATTCTTAACTGGAATATAAAGATCTTTTTCTGTTACTGGTAATAAATCAATCTTTATTTGAGTAAGGATGTTTTCTTTATTTGAAATATTAGTTGCGATCTTTACATAATAATCTTCAATGAATTCTAAACCTTGAACAGAACCACCATCTTCTAGTATTTTATCCCAAGTTTTTCTAGTATTCTTATTAATAAGAGTCAAGAATCTTTCTAATACTGGGTTCTTTCTAATAAATGTTCCCTTCGCAGTTTGTTCTGTAAAGACGTTAGCGGCCCACGGCTCAATCCCTGCAGATACATTACCTGCTAGTTTTGAGTTGCTTACAGTCGGTGCTATAGCTCTTAGGTGGGTGTTTCTCATCCCTGTACCTTTACACCATAATGGTTCTCCGTATTCTATTGCCATATCTCTAGAAGCCTTTTCACTTTCAGTTTCTAATTGCTTAAAGATCTTTCTAGTTTCAAATTGTGCAGACATGCCTTCAAATGGAATACCTCTTTCTTGTAAATATGTATGCCATCCTAAGACTCCAAGTCCTAAAGCTCTACCTTTTTCAGCAGATCTAATAGAGTTTTCAAAACCTCTCATGAATTTAGCCTTTTGGATAAACTCATCCATAACTCCGTCAAGGAACCATGTGGCAGTATAAACTAAATCAGTATCTTTCCACTCATCATATCTTGCTAAGTTAACTGAAGATAAACAACAAACAAAAGAATGAGATTCATCTGTGTGTAATGTAATCTCAGAACAGATATTAGTCATATAAACTTTTAAGCCGTTATTCTTATATGCATCTGGGTTAGCTCTATTGATATTACCCTTGTACATAACATACGGTTCTCCAGTTGCTTTTCTTTTTCTTAAGACTGCAATCCATCTCTTTCTAGCCTCTTTATCACCTTCTTGTACCTTATGCATAAAATCATCTGCTATTACAACACATTGGTGTAAATTGAGAGACTGTCTATTAACATCACCTTTAGGCTCTCTAATTTCAAGCCATTCCCAGAAGTCACCGTGTTCAATGTCAATATTAACACTTGCTGCTCCTCTACGAACAGAACCCTGATTGGTAGCCAATATTGTACTATCGTAAATTTTAGTGAATGGTACCACGCCGTCACTTGTTCCATTTCCTGCTATGTTACTTCCAGCGGGTCTAATTTGGTTTATACCGATACCTACTCCACCGCCATGTTTTGCGAGTAGCATCATTTCTAGGTTTTTAGCACCGATGTCGTGAATTGAATCTGCAACATCAATACCAAAGCAAGAAATAGGAAGACCTCTTTCTAGTCCTGTATTTGATAGAACTGGACTTGCTAAGTTTAACCAACCCTTCCATATATAATCGAAGAATTTACTTGCTAGTTCTGGTTTATTAAGTCGTCTTGCTACTGTGGTTGATACTCTCCAGTATGCGTCTTTTGGTTTTTCATTTTCAAACAGATAACCTGCTGAAATAGTTTTTACGTAAACCTCAGTGTTTGCCCAAAGTGGAAAATCAACTCCCAGCTCCCAGCCTAAGTGTTCTGCGCAGTTTTTTTGTTTAGTTTCTTGTGCCATATAATTGTATTAATCAAATAAGTTATCGTCGTCCCAGTTTTCACCTTCTCCAGCTTTAGCGTAGTCAGTTGGTCTAACTGCAAAAAAGTCTGTGTGAGTGTGACCCCCGGTTAAATGGTAGAACCATTCTAAATTGTCGGCTGCTGCTTCATCAAATTCAAATGATGTTTCGTAACCTAATTCTACAAGCTTTTCATTTACTCTTTTAGTAATAAAATGCTTTAGATCGTTTGCGCTTAAATTATCTAGATCTCCAGCTTCAAAGATTTTGTCAATAAAGTTATGTTCTAGTTGAATGATAAGCTCTCCTGCTTTTAATACATCTGCTTGGACTGATTCTTTTAAATCAGGATATTCCTCACACATGTGTCTGAATAACTTACATCCCATTCTTGAATGTAAAGATTCATCCCTTACTGACCATTTCATTTGTTGGCCAATACCTTTTAATAAGTTTCTCATTTGAAACGAGTATAAAACTGCAAAAGAACTATAAAGAGAACACCCTTCAGCAAAAGCTGAAAAAATAGCTAAAGATCTAGCTACTTCATTTCTGGCTTGTTTACTTACCTTTAGATCTTCATGAGTATAAGGAGCGCTTGTTGATGTTAATAATTCAAACTTCTCTGCAGTTGCAGGCTCATGTAAAAATGCATCATAGTCTTCAAGACCTAATGTTTCGTTTAAATAAGAATAAGCTACAGCATGTACCGTCTCTTGAGAACCGAACATCATTGCCATTTGTTTAATTTCATGTTTTGGAAACCATGTAGTTACATATTGTGTCCAATAGTCAGATACTGCACATTCAGTTTGTGCAAAACCTAAAAGAATATTTCCGACCGTGTGTTTTTCATGTGGTAAAAGGTTTTCGTTCCAATCTTTTACATCTCCTTGCATAGAGATTTCAGTGTGCAGCCAGAATGCTTGCGCTTGTTTTAACCATCCTTCAGTATAATACTCTGGGTATTCGAAGGGTTTATAGGCGATTCTTTCAGTAAATAATGACATTCGCGTGTAGTTTGTTTTTAAGTTAGTTTAAATTTGTTATTACTTTCGTTTCTTTAACTTAGGTAATTTAATCGAAAAAAGGTCTAGAAGACCTAAATCCATCCTTATTATCTAAGTAACGTTGGTAGTAATAATTCGATGTCTTTTATATATCGTCATCCTACCAACAGTTGTTTAATTTTACAGCCTAAATTTTTTTGTTAATTCATCTGCTTTTGTGTAATACTCGTAAGATGTTTTCTTGTAACCCTTTCTTTGTTCATACAAATCGCCTAGGATCTTTTTAAGAATACTCTCTTCTTTTTTATACACAACTCCGTTTTCACATACGATAACCGTATCGTCTTTACGTCGTTCTTTTACTTCTCCTTCTGATACTTGTTCGATAAACGAATCTGGAGATATATTAAACTGTCTCATAATTGATGGATATAGAGAAGCAAAATCAAATGCACTTACTCCAGCATAATATCCGACAATTGGTTGTTTAACAAATGCTCCAGCGAACTTAGTATCTTTCTTACCATCTTCTTTGTCATACTCGACTCCAATACGTTGGCCGATCTCAGTTAATTTACGAGCAATTAAAGATTCTGTTACAGCCACAGGTGAAGCCGCTTTATATAATGGCATTCTTGTAATCGTAGCTAACGTTAAAAGAACTTCCATAGATCTAAGTTTCTTATCTATGTAATAAACTAAACATGAATCAATTACGTTATAGAAAACATACTTCTTAAAGTCTTTCTCGTAAAGATCCTGTAAGCCACCACTATATTGTATTTTACTAATACCACCAAGTACTGCTCCTGATACAAAAGCCAGTGCATTAGATTCTTTTACTGCAACTGAACGATCATACTTATCATATAATTGCATGTAATCTAAAATACCCATGTGTAATGGTCTAGAGTCTTTTCTATCTAGAGCGCCAGTACATGCAACTTGTTCTAAATCTATTTGTAAGATTTTACAACGGTTTACAATATACTGCCAGTCATAGTTAATAAAGTTCCATCCAGTCATCATAGGGAACTTAGGTAAAAACTTATGTAGGAAAGTATAAACCATGTCATACTCCGACTTAAATTTGTAATAACTAAATTCCCAATCAGAATCATAGTTCTTAAGATGCTTATTAGTATCATCTTCAATAGCTTTGATTTGCTTGGAGTCTAGATCTTCAAGGCCTAATACAATAGCCTTCTTCTCTGGTGTAATAATTGAGAATGTTAATATACGAGACTTAGCTTCTTCAGGTTTTGGAAAACCATCTACAATCTCAGTCTCAATATCAACGAAATATGTTTTAGGCATATTAAACTCAAAGATTTCGTCTTGGTCTTTTTGTGGAAGACCATCCATAAAGTAAAGTAGCGAAAACTTATTAAAAGATCTAGCCATAGACTTCTTAAGTGGTCGGCCATCCCAATTTGTAGTAGATCTGTCTTTGTATCTGTCGTTATCTTTAGCTACTACCCAATTTTGGAATTTATCGACTGCATATCGTTTAAAAGAAACTGTACCCTCTTTATTGTAATAAGAGACAATTACTTCTTTTTCTTTTTGTTCAATATCTAATAACATTAATAGCCTCTTTTTTGACGTTGAACATTCTCTTCTGCTTTCGCGAAATAGTAATTGTAAGCTGTCTTTGCATCAAGGCCTATAGATGCTGCGTAATTAATAAAGAAGTGTAGAATATCTACCCATTCCATATATAGTTCTTTCTTGTCTCCTTCAGACATATCAGAAATCTTTAATGTATCATATTTTGTAAAGTCTTTTTTCCAGTATTTCCATACTGCATTTCCACTTCCATCTTTAATACCACCTAATGCATCTGTCATTTCATGAATTTCATCTACAACTGCATGTGTATTACAGTGCCAGAAATCCATAATCTGTCTAATTGTCATGTCTTCGAAATTTAAACCATAGGTTTTTTCTTGCATGTTTTTTTGATGAGACATAATGTCTTCTAAGTGTGTTTTTGATTCTGCGTAGAAGTCTTTTACTTCTAAGTCTTTACATTCGTTATCTATGTTTGCCATCGCTACTTTATTTAATTATTATAGTATCTTTTACTTATCTGTTTCAAGTATTTCACCCCAAGCTCTTTCGGACTTTGTTAACAATTTTGTGTTAATATCTTCTGGTTTAGGATCTCCACCTACATTCCAAAACCAAGCGCCAGGGCTTCCGTTCTTTTTCATGAACTCCCAAGCCTTCGCATCGTAGTTCATTGCCGATGGAAAAGGTGGGTTGTAATCAGGGTGTACGTTCTGTGTAAATGCCTTTGGATGAGACCATACTTCTGCAATACCTCTTTCGCCCTTCTTAATATTTCTTGCTACTGCAACTCCATGGAAGCTAGCATCAGGCCAAGCTATTTGCAGAGACCTCTGTAGAACACCAGTGGATATTGCTGACCATACTTCATCAGGGTACCCATGTTTCTCTGCAATAGTATGCGCGACCTTCACAGCGGCTGCCGTAACAAGCTCATGTTTAAGTCCTAAGGGAATAAAGAATGCATTGTTTGCTTCTGCCCATTTCTTTGCGTGAGCATTTAAGACTGGCATTGCTGCAATTCTTTTAAATTTCATTTCAGCTCCCATTTCTACACAGATCGCTTGATGATCTGAAATCTCTTTTTGGCTTGGACTAAATAGTACAAGTTTCTTATTATACTTCTTTGCTAAATATGCCAAGGAAATACCTGCAAATCCATATCTAGGTTGAACATATACCAATGTATCTTTTGGGCATGTTTGAACTAGAATATCTCCGAATCTACATTTGGATCCAAACCCCATCATGTCTTCTCTTACTACTTTAAATCCGTCATGGTCAACTAATTGTGGAGCCTCGAAAGGATCTACCCAGTCACCTGCTAAATCTAACCATGCCTGTTTATTTGGCATCATCAGATTTAGATCCTGATTGTAAATTGATGTTGTATGTTTATTGTGTGCCATATAATTTTGCTACTTTTTGTTTGTATTCTTCTACGTTTGTACTAGCTGCTTTTAGAACTTTGTCATCTGATGGGAATGATGTCATATCATTAAATGTTTCTAATAGCCCTAAGTCTAACATAGCCTTTTGTCTTCCAAATGGATGATCTTTAATAGTTGAGGAATTCCATAGAGTGTCCATATTAATATGTGAATAATCTGCACCTGGTCTTAGATAGTTTTCAATCCATCTAATAAAATCACATGCAACATCCTCAGCATTATATGGAAGACTACCAGTATCTTCATAGATCCTAGTCATTACTGCATCTAAAAACTCTTCAGACCTCTTACCTTTCTTTCCTACAGGATCTGCAAGATAACCAATACATTCTACTGCATTAGTACCATAATAGAACATTGATTCTCTATTCATAAATTCTGGGTACCAATCACATACATCTGCAATAACTGCTGCATACTGAAATCTATAAGCTCTTAATCCGTTATCGGCATTCCACTTAAACATCCATTCTCCTAACTCTCTTAAATCTTTCTTACCGCCTTCTCTTAAATAGTTTGCCATGTCTCTTGCAAGCCTTGGTGCAAATTCACATAGGAAATAATCACCGCCTTTTTTGTAAACGTATTCTGGTTCTTTAAAACTAGTCATACCGACGAAAGTGTCTTCACCTAAATCCGGCTTTGGCGGTTTAGGGAATGCTGGGAATTGATATCCAACTGAAGTATAAAACGAAGTTGGATGATGTTTTACCTTTTCACACATATCTTCAATTGACTTACAGTCATGTAGGTCAAAGATAATAGTGTTATGATAACCAGATGGTTTAGTTGCGTAATTAATTGCAGATCCACAAACTCTGTGTAGAATAAAGATGTATAGGTATTCTTCTAGTCCAAAAGTATCTCTCTTACCAGTCCAGTTCTTTGCGACCTCTTCTCTTTGGGGATAAATTTTACCAGCCTCCATGTGTTTCCAATAAGGATGCTCTGGTGTCCAACCATAAAATATATCATTTATGATCTGACTAAAACCTGCGTACTTTCGTTCAACGACATCATATAGTTGGATGTGTTCCATTAGCGGATCGTTCATTTCACTATCAGCATGATCTATCATACCTAGATTTGAACTCTCTTGTTGCTTTAATGCCAGGTCATAATACCTGATAAACTCATCATAATATTTAGTTGTCTTAATTTGAACTTCGTTACTCATTCACTTCTTTGATTTTCCAATCGAAAGCGTCTCGGTTTCTTTGGTATTGTTCCATCGTCCACTCTATTCTATCAGATTCAATTACTAATATGTAGCTAGCGTCTTTGGTATTAAATGGTGTTATTATTATTTGGTATTCTTTCATGTATTAAAATAATGCAAGGGTTGCTTTGGTTAATTTTGAGTTAGGTTCGTTCTTAACTAGATCCCAACGATAATACTCTCGTGCAATATGAACTGACTTAGGCTTTTCCATTACATCAAATGTTAACTCTCCAAAAGAGTTTATGTAAACATCCGGGTGTTTCCAAGTCTTCCAGTCATTTCTTTCACACATATCGGTTACCATTTGATTAAACTGTTTTACTAGTTCAGTTCTTTCAGCCCAACTACCTGCAAATGGAGTATCTTTATAGTACCCTGTTTTTGGTAGAGGTCTGGATTCATTTTCAATTGGTAGAGCTTGAACAACTTCAATGTTATCAATTTCTAAATCGATTAATTGTTGTTCATAAATAGCCATCATATCTTTTAGAGCTTTGCTAGGATTAGCTTGTCTCATAAGATGATGTCTAATATCTATATTCCCTAGATAGATCCTAAGCTCTTGGATTTCTTCTGGTACATAAGAACGAAGACCTCGTCTTAACGTACCGAATAGAGTTAATCCATCATTTCGATCGGTCATATACCCTGGGGTATATTGGCTAAAAGAATGTGAGTCTCCAAAGCAAAGTAACTTTGTCTTTTGGATTCGGTCTACTCTGGGAATATTAGCGCAGAGTTCCTTTGCTTCTTCTATTCGAACCTCTAGGGTTTTAAAAAGATCGGAACCTGTCTTTAAACGTTTCTCAATTAGAGTACCTACACAAGGCATATCGTGGTGTAATGAATACATCCTAATACCTTTTGAAAATAGCCTAACTACTTGATTATATAAGTCATCATTAGCACCTCCGAATATATTGAAGTTGCCTTTAAATTCCATGCCATGTTCTAATAACATTACATTGAAATTCTGTTCCCAATGAGTTACAACATCTGTAACTACTGTAACATCCGTATATCCTGCGGCGGTTAATTGGTTTGCAAGTTTAAAAGCCCAGCCTGATTTATGTGATTGTGGCTTCGGACTTAATTTACCTACTAGAGCTGCAATACCTATCTTGGCATTTTTGTCTTTCTCTAAATCAGTAAAATATATTTGACTATTGGTTGTCATCGATTCCAGCATCTGCATCAGTTAAATTAATAGGCTTTTCAGTATCGCCATAGCCATACTTTTTAATATAATTATCTAGTCCGCCAATATATGCGACTGCATCTAGAAGATTATCCTCTTTATAGTTGTAAGAGTGTCTGCTTAATTTAAGTGCAACGAGTGCTGCATACATGTCGGCTCCAGTAAATTCTTTACCTGTCATGCCTGAACAAACCATGGCAGCTCTTCGCATGCCTTCTTCGAAAGGACCGTATTGGCGTTCTTTCTCTTCTGATCTGTGGTTGATGATTTTGTCTGCTTCGTTTAATATGTTCATAGAACTAGATTTAATTAATCTTTATAGAGGAATAACCTCGTTTGTTTCACTATAATTGATGGATAACTGGAACTAAATCCGAGATAATCAAGTACTCATTTGGAAGTGTATCGATAAAATAATGATTATCATCAAAGTCGATCACTTTCATATTAGTATGTCCAACGACTTGTATAATAGTATCATTAAGAGGATTACGTCTTAGGGCTTGAGGTCTAATCCACATTGGACCTTCACCATCATAATTACCATACATTTCCATGCCGCTATGATTAAACGATCTCTTATCATAAGACCAAAGATCATTAATCTGTTCTGGAATATTACCATCTTCTGGGAAATTGGCTTCGTACCATTCTTTAGAAACACCAGCGTGTGTAAATAAAAACTTATCTACCTGATATGCTACTTGTAAATGTTCTTTAGTTTCTCGTAAGAGTTCACCGATTTCTGGTGCGTGCCATGCATTATATCCACCATACCTACCACCACAATCTGACATATAATGAAAGTCATGGTTACCGATCAACATAGTTACTTTAATATCAGTGGATTTTTTCCACTCAATAATTTCTTTGTAGTTATAGATTTGCTCTGCATGTGAAATAGAGAATGAGTCAAAATAGTCTCCAATAAAAACAAATTCTGTAGCATCGGGATTTAACTTGATAAGTTTCTTCCAACTATCATGCCCGTGTACGTCTCCTATTACTACTATTTTACTCATTTTAATTTCTTTTTAAAAATAATATATTTTAATTGAATATAAAACTTAAGATCATAATACCATCTAAACTTTCTTCTCCTCTTTGCCTTCTTGAGCCAGCTATCATTTCTATAAGATACTCTTTCTATCCAATCTGAAATTGATTCGCCATCTCGTTTAGCATCGCGGTGTTTAGTCATCTTTGTTTTTATGCTTGTTCTTTCTATAATACTTCTTCTTATTCCTGTGAGGAGTTGGAGTTTTTAGCGCATCAAACCATTCAGTAAGCGTTAGCTTAATTTCGGTTAGTTTAATATTTTTCTTAGGCTGCTTCTCCATTACCCTAAATCAAAGTTTTCTTGAAGTTCTTTAATTAACTTTTTGATCTCGCTCTTATTAAGAGTAATATGAGTAAAGAAATCATCTTGAGCCTTCATAGTTAATTGTACCTTCATACCTTCTTTACCACCACTAAATCTTGTTAGCGACAGTTTAGTGTCTTCTAGTTCATTTGTTTTTTGACTGTGAAATTGACCTTTAAGCGATTTTAATTCTGTTGACATAATATGTTTGTTTTAATTACAGTACTAATATACGAATAATTATTGACATAAAAAAACTTTTGAGGACTTATTTTGCAAGAATTGCAAACTTTTCTGCTTCGATCTGTTTGATCTTTAATGCAACGTCTGGGCCTTTGACTCCAAACTCCTTCATAACATCGCCTCCTTTAGTAGTAGGTTTGTACTTTAAGAATGCTTTAATCATTTTAGAGTCTAATCTATTAATCTTTGTAAATTCTAAAATGACCTTCTTATCAACTCCGCTATTACTAAATTGCTTATGTAAATCAAATACCACTGCTGGATCAAACGACATTAGAGCTTTTAAGAATACAACTCCGCTGATTTCATCATTTGAAAAAGTAGCCTTATTCATTTCTTTCTTAAGAGTATCTACTTCGTTTGTCATAAACAAATGAGTTAATTGAATTAACCAAGTGTTTGTATTAATAAATTTCTCGCTAATAGGCAATGTTGGAAACATGATATTCCATAGCTTAAATTCAGAAACCATCTCTAAGTATTTCTTAGCAGACTTTGCAGTCGTTACTGATTTCTTAAATTCATCTCTAATTCTTTCTGGGCTAATACCTTCTAAACTATTATCTGTTAGAATTGCTTCGGCAGTTTCTTTCTCTAATTTACTTCCAGTTCTACCAGCAAATCTAAGTGCTCGTAGTTTTCTAAGAGGATCTTCCGCAAATCTATCTGCAGCAACACCGACAGTTCTAATCTTTGAATTCTTTATATCATCTAAGCCTCCCACAAGATCGACAACCTCTTCAGTACCCATATCATAGAATAATGCATTGATAGTTAGATCTCGTCTTAAAACGTCTTTATCTATTGTTGAGTACTCCACGGCATCAGGTCTTCGACCTTTACCAATATCTTCCCTAAAGGTTGCAACCTCAACTCCTGCTGGATCTGATGGTACATTTACAATAACCACACCAAATTGATGTCCAACTTCTCCAGTGGTTGTGTAACCTGCTTTAGTAACTATATCAATAACTTCTGCTGGGAATGCGTCTGTGGCTAAATCAAAATCTTTTGGCTTCTTACCAAGTAACGCATCTCTAACTGCACCGCCAACTATAAAAAGTTCTTTACCATTCTTTTTAAATAGCTTATGTAGATCTAATATATCAGATGGCACATTCATCTTAAGTGAATTCTTTGCCTCTGTTAAAAGTCTAAAATCTGTGAAGTTTTGTAAGTTCATTAATTATATATCTTGTTTATTATAGTACTAATATAATAAAAAAGCCTGAAACTAAAAAGTATCAGGCTTATTATTCTGTTAAAGTTATTAACAATATTTATTCTGCAAATGCTTCAATATCCCATTGGATTCTTTGCATTGCATCTTCACCTCTATTATTCTTTTTAACCCAATCAATAAGTCCTGGTTCGTTCTTAGCATTTTGAGCCATATCAGAAGCATTCTTCCAACCGTCATTTGATG